GTGGATTATGATAAGGTTCTAGCTTATCTAGTAGCTATCGCAACTGTGCTTAACTTACTAACAAGTTCAGCAAAAAACATTAGCGATATGAAGAATAAGCCAAAACAAAAGCGACGCCCCCCTACCAAGAAGAAACGTCGCAAATAAGCTGTGAAGGAGGTTAGCGCCTCCTTCCCTATAATCTTATCACATTCATTAAATTATGAAAAATATCGGATATGTGACTGCTTTAGCATTTGCTTTGTATATCTTAACTGATATGGTCAACTGGAAAGAACCAAAGTTTTTTGATTACTCAATGATAGTCATTTATTCACTATGTTTAATATTAGTGATTTTTAACATCGTTGTATATTTTAAAAAGAAAAGAGCCAGCTAAGGAACTTCAAGCGATGTATATGATAAAACAAAAAAAGCCCAGGTACTCACAGTTAAATGAGCGCCTGGGCTTTGCTGTTACTTAGTTTTTCGATTTGTATATGCCATTGCATAGCTAATAAGTTCTTTGTCAGTATACTTATCTATATTTTCATGTTTGCTAGAAAATAACTTTTCTTCTACACCTCGCTTAATCATTTCTTTACATGAAGCACGACCAGTTTCATTTAATAATTCTTGTGCCAACTCATTTCCCTCCTTTTGTCCTGATTCTTTTGTTTTCATAGCTTCCTCTATACGTTTCAAAAAACTATTCCAGCGGTCTTCTGCCAAAATGCGGTGAGGGCAATATTTCCCTGACCAATCCTGGTGTTTCTTCACTCGCTCAATGCCCCAACCATATTGTTTTAAAAGCTTTGCAATGTATTGAACAGCGTTTTCCTCTGCAATCATATAGTGGGCTCCCCCGCTTTTGCTGTAGCAAATTTCGATACCTATAGAAAGGCGATTACCTTTCTTTAAAGCGTTAGGATCGGTACTCCCTCCGCCATCACCGCAATGCCAAGCGTTTCGATTAAAAGGTATTGCTTGAATAACTTCTTTATCATCTACTGCAACGTGATAAGAAACCTGATTGTTATTGCCAAGCATGTAGGCAATTTCATTAGCAGCTGATGCATCATTTGCTGTATTGTGTACGGTGATAAACTGTGGTGCCATGATGAAAGTTGCCTTTAATGAATACTTGCTTGAAGATAAAAGAGTTTGTTTGAAGATGTAGCTCATTTAACCTCACCCTCTCCTGTTTTATCCTTCACGATTGCTAAAATATTTTTTACAAAGTCAGGCATTGGCAAGCCCATTTTTGTACCATTTTCAGTGATTGAAATGAATTCTAGTACACAAAATGCAATGGCTGCTCCATCCCCTGCATACTCGATACCAGGGATCACAACTGACAACAAATAAACTGATCCTACCAACATCAAATAATAGATTTTTCGTATGATGCCGTTAAAGCCTGTACGACTGTTTAAGTTTTGATTAACGACCCCACTCATAATTCCAGTAAGGTAATCAATGGCCATAAAGCCGATTAAAACAGTAACGGCCATTCCTAGACCATCAACTGAATATGAAACGATAGTGCCTATTGTTCCACTTACTACAGCAATCCACTTTTCCATTTCAACACTTCCCTTTTCCAAATATAAAAAGGACACGTCAATGACGTATCCTTTAAATACTCGCCTATTTTAACCTCTGTGGTATGTCAGCAATATTAACTAACATCTCCAAAACAGAAATGACAAACGTTAAAATGAGAACAGACCTAGAAAATAAGACTGTTACCAAATCGCTCCCTGTTATAAGTTGTACTAAAATTAACATTGACAGACATCCATATAAAGACGCTTTTAAAAAACAAATAAAAGATAATAATTGTTTACTCATTTTGATTATCCACCTTTCAGATTTTTAATATCTTACTCGATGGTTTTTTATATTTTAATACCTTTTTAAAATTAATCAATAAATAAATTAAAATTCTTTTCCTGTAATCTCTTTGTACTGTTTAAGCGTGATTTCCCCAAAAGGATTTTCTTCTGTTTTAACTGCTAATTTTAATTGCTCTGCTGTCACCCATTTATACATAAAAGCGATTTGCCAAAATCGCATCATGAAACACCCCCTTTCATGGCCAACATTTCTAGTTTCAATTGTGTAACTGTTTGGCCAAGGTTATTAATAAGGAGATCTTTTTGAATCCCTTTAATCTTCTCTTGGGCTAATTGTTCACCTAGCGACAATACTTGTTCATCTATGCTCAATCCAGTTCCAACCCTTACATGCTGACCTATTGAGCCATCAGATTCACGCTGCTTATATTCCATAGCCATTACTCAACCGCCCCCGATATTAAGTGAATTTTATGATTAACTGTTGCATCTGGCCGTGTTGTAGAGATTTTCAAAATAATGTTATCTTTTGCTTCAGTAGTCTCGTAATAAAAAGTATCTTCAACGATACCGTTTGTAGGCATTGGAGCCGAATTATTGGCCGTTAGCGTTTCATACTGCTCTTGCTCGCCAACTAACGTCATAGATAACTCAACTGTTAGATCCATGTCCTCGTCTCGCTCAATGAATAATAAAACTCCCTTTGCAGAACCAGCAGGAGGTGTAATCTTGTACCTCGCCACAGCATGCAAAATAGGCGTTTTCACTTCATTTTTCTTCAGTTTTATTGTCTTGCTTGTCTTAGCACCATAGTTATCAATTACTTCAATAACGATGACGTTTTCACCTACTATAAGTTGTGAAAGTGATATTTCAAACTCCCACTCTCCACCTGAACCACTATAAATTCCAACAGGATCCCCACCATTTATTTTTCTTGTCACTTTTACAGTAGAATTAGCATCTTCATCTGAAGCAGTACCACTAATATTAAATTTGTCTACATCAACAACTCCTGAAGGTACAACTGCATCTAATGATAAAAGTGGAGCTCGGTTAGGTACAACAAAGAATGTACGTTCAACAATGAGTGATGATGCGTTCTCACTGTCTACGGCCCAGACTTTCAATTTATGCTCTATACCAGCTGCTAAGGTATCTGTAAGAACAATTTCCCCATCATAAATTTTCCCTGCTTTAAAAGTTAATTGCTTAGATAAAGCTATTTGTACCTTACTTAAATTTGTTGTTAATACTTTTCGTGGCTCTGCGTTGATTTGGTAATACACCGTTACTGCCTGATCAGGATCCGCATCATAAGCTGTGCCTGCTATCGTAAATGTATCATTTTCATAAAGTGTTGAATTATCGCCAGGTCCCGTTAATGAAACTGTTGGTGCTACATTGTGCTCTATTTCAAATGGTTCTGAATACACGTAATCCGAATACACATTACTAGTATTTTTCGCTTTGACCCTTAATTCAAGCGTTTTAAGTGTCTTATCTGTAGTTATTGTCAAACTACGAGTAAGTGTATTGTTATATGGTAATGGCGTCCATGCACCTGTAGTGTTGTATCTGTAATCTACTTCGTAAAGAGATAGATTAGCAGCATTTGATGCCCCGAAAGTAATAGTAACAGCTTCATTTGGCTTGAATTTCTTACCTACAGCTGGAGATGTGAATGCTGATGGTGGTGCAATCGTTTCGCTAACACGTGAACCTCGTACATACCAGTATCCATCAGTATGACGTCCGTTAGCTGGATATGCGCTAATTCCTCCTGTTAGGTTGGATTCAATCAACGAACCTTTGGAGTATGTTGTACCTGTTTGTGTTTGTTTAGCAGTCCCACTAGCAAAATATAATTGAAAATCAGAAACTCGAGAAATATATTTGTAAAGTGTATAACCACTCACGCTATACACAACTCCAGGTTTTGTGTTTGCCTCAATTGTTGTGAAAGAACCACTTGTCGTTATGGCCCCAGAGCTACTAATAGTATATGAAGTATGTCCACTTGCAGTGTTGTAATTTGTGACTGATTCGGCACCCCATGCAATATCCCAACTGTAAGTAGGTGTAGCAATCGTAAAGTACTTTGAGTAATAATACTGTGGTGGTTGTACAGTATACAAACTACTCTCACGATATGCACTTTCAAGCCCTGCTGAATCTACAGCTTTAGCACGCATTTTAAGACTTGTAGCAGTTGGGATTGTGTAAGATAAATTATTAGTTGTTGTTTCCCCAACCTTTGAGTAAGCCCCACCATTTATGGATACTTCCCAAATATATTTGGATAAATTACCTTCTGCATCAGATACAGCACCAACAGCAAAAACTTTTGAATCACCGATTTCGAGATTTCCTGATGGTTGCGTAAATGCTCCTGGAATCGTTGGTGCTGTATTTATTGCACCTCGTACATACCAATATCCATCTGTATGTTGCCCATTTACTGGATACGTTCCATCCTGTGCGAGAATACCAGATTGCACTAGTGAACCCCGAGAGTAGTCTGTTACAAATGTATTTTCACTTGCTTTCCTCTCCTGTATTTCAACCCATATCTGAGTACCCACTGCAGCACTTCTCGCCTCTAATGCTGTATATTTCATTAGTCGGTTCCATTGAACTGCGCTACCTTGCGAAGAATCGTAAGTTATAGCATAACCAACTGAACCAACTTCTACTGGACTATTGGGATTCCACTTAGGACCTGCGTTATATGTGTTGGTGGCAGGATTGAAGGTATAACTTAAATAGAGCATGCTAAAATCTTGTCTATATTCTCCGTTATATCCTGAACTACCATGATTAAACCAAGAAGCATTGTCTGCCTTAACTTGAGTAGCTACAGTTGTATATTTATCATAAAAATACTTTGCCATTCTTATACCACCTCCACTAATTCAACGCTGTAAGTTTGCCAATCACCCACACCCATTTCAGCATTGACCGTATCAATTGAGACATTACTACGAGCCATTTTAGCGCCTTTTTTATATGCATTTTTTAACGCTTGAATTTTGATTGTGCTAGTTCCTACCTCTGTAATCACAACATCTTCACTATGCTCATCATCAAAAATAGTGACCTGTGTAAAAGCTGTGAATCCTTCTACACTGGCCACTTTTAAAGTTGTAGTACCAATAGCCACAGCCTCAATAATATCTGTTAGAGCTGTGTCTAATTTAATTTTATTTGAGCTGCCATCCAATGTATCGGCAAATGTTCCACTATTCACTGGCACTCGGCCATCCAGCTCCATTTGGATTTGCATACGTCTGATGGTTGCTTGTAATTCCACAATGTAATCATGAGCTGAATAAATGCCCTTATCCATGTGATTTAAACGTTTAGCATTTACACGTGTGCCGTTCTCCAAGTACTCATACTCTGGTTGGCCTGTAATAGGATTGTATTTGATCTGATTATTTTCATCCCTTTGAGGAATTAACTTACCATCAGGACCAATTTTCCAAATACGGTCCTTCCAATTCAACAACACATATTTATTTGAGACTATTAAGCTCATATTTGCAACTCTCCTTTCGGAATACCAGAGATGGTAAAGACAATCATTAGACCCTCTTCGCTTGGTTCTATAGATGTTGTGTAACGATCTAATTCAATACCTTGCGCATCTACTAATTTAGCTTTAGTTACTTGACCATGACCTTCATCTAAAAAAACATAAGTCTTTACTGTGTCTCCTACAATTTCTTGTGAATGAAAAGATTTAATCACATCTTGGCCATCTATAGTGACAACCGCATTTTTCATCATATCTTTCCAAAATTGAAGTGTTCGGTCTATCATAATACGAGTTACCATGTATCTATCACCTCATTTGGATGAAGCTGACCACATATCGGCATATAAACTGGATATGTGAAATTCTCCGTTTTTAATTCAATATTTTTATTTGTGCCAACTCCTGGCATACCTTCACAATAAAGCTCACCACAAACAGGTAAGTAGACAGGATAATGATATTTGTTGGATTCTATTTCAATGTATTGTGTTTGTTTTATTTTGACTGCTACATATTCAAGCCATGAACGTTTGTTTTTTGTGGCTTCAACCATTCTTTTTAGACGTTTCATGTCCTCGTTAGCGATAAATGGCTCTTCTACTTCGATTTTAAATCGATACTCTTCGCCACCATATTCAAACCATTCAAAGACATGTGCATTTTTATAGATAATAGACACCACATCTTCAATAGCACCCCTAGTCCCTTTCTTTCGATGCCACTTTATCGATGCTTTTACAAGCTCTCTTTTTTGCTCAACAGGCAATCCAACTTCATAAAAATCAACATGTTTTTCATAGGCTAGGAGATCCAACAAGGCTTCTGGCATCTTATCGATGTCAACGAGGTTATAAATATCTTCTGCTTCTTGATAGGCTTGTTTTAACTGAATTTCAACAGCTTCAGCAATGGCCACAAGTACAGGATCTTGGCGTAAACTATAGGGCAACAATTTTAATAGTTCACTAGCCATTTGATAATCCTTTAAAAGTAATGTTAGCTGAAATTTCTTTAGCTACTGCTGTCTGTCCAACTTCAATAAACATTGGTGCATTGACTGAAACTCGTGCTGCCCCTTTTTCTTTCAGTTTTGCAATTAGTTCAGAAAAATCAACATCTCGCCCCATCTTAGAACGTTGCCACCCCAGGTAATCATTAAATGCTTGTGTAATTTGCTTTTCAATAATTGTTGAAACAGTAGAATTTTCATTTGCAATCCAGTACTCAACTTCAACTACATAATCAATAACTGTTGGTGCAGCACCACGTACTTTATCTGTAAGTGGCCGTGTGTATTTATCCATCAAATTAGCTTCTACTAATGCTATATCTTCATCAGTTGGTAAAGTGCCATCTGCCATTAAGATGTACACAACTACTTCACCAGGAACAGGAGAATCCACTTGAACATCAACAATATTTTGACTTGCAGCTTTGGCCCAATAAATATAAGCACCTTCAGGACCAGCAACTGAAAAGCTTTCAGGTGCTAACCGAATTCTTTCAGCATATGCATCATCACTTTCTTCATCTGCGCCACCATTCGTAATTGTTGTGTTTTGTACAGCTTTTACATATGGTAATGGCTCCACCAAGGTAGATATTTCACCAACTAAAAAGTCGTTTCCGATCTCTCCTGGCTCTGTACAAGTTGCACCTACAGCAAACAAATGCGTGCCTTGTGGAATCAACTGTGCCTCATTTGTGGCAAAATAAATATCACCTACTTGGAACCTTGTGCCTGCAGGTATCGGTAATTCATCCACACGATCTTCTTCTAAAACAAAGGCCATTGTAGTTGTCGCATATTTAGCAGGCAAACGCTCTGTAGACATTTCGGTTCCCATATGGTCAAGCATGTCATCTTCAGCATAAGATAAACGGTTCTGACGCAAGCCATGCTCTAATTTGTTTCGTTCTATTGATACAAATGCAGCAAAAGCCTGAATAAATTTAAGTCGTGGGTCAGCACGCTGTAGTGTGAGCCCTGTTTTTTCTCTAACATGAAATAATATTTCACTTTCAATCTGTTCTGGTGCCTTTTCTAAAAAATATAAATCAGGTAAATTAAACCGACTCATCAACGCTCACCTTCACTTTCGGTTTTAAGCTCCCTATCAATCCATCCCCTGTTACTTCTATCGCTTCAATTATTGCTCGTGGTTCAAATTTGTGAATTGCTTCTGTTAAATTTGCTGTTATCCTGGCTTTTGCAATATCAATCGGTTTATCAATCACCGTCTTATCCCAACCCATCTCACGATCTAGTGGGCAACTCATGATTTCTGTAGCCATAATAAAAGCGACATTCTGTAGAACCTCTTCTACGCCTGTCGCTCCAAAATTAATATTTTTCATTGGCTCTACTTCATACATGTGCTATCACCCTTTCTTTAACGTGGAGTATGAACTACTAGCTGTAATGTATTTGCCACCACCAAGGGAGTACCAACCATTCTTTACTTCATAAACAGTAAGCTTTTGGCCATTAGTGGCATAACTAAGCACTTTATTATTAACACCTGGACCATTACGAATATGTACAGATTTAACTGTAATAGTGATGGTACCTAGTGATTTTTTGTTACTTGTAGCAGCTTTCTTTTGAGTATTTGTTGTTGTCTTTTTAACTGTAGATTTACTTTCTACATATTCCTTTAAAGACAAGGTTACTTCTGCAGAAAGAATATTTCCTTTTTGATCAATGTTTTTCAAATCTACTGAAGTATCAACTATAACAAATTTGTTAGGTGCTAATGGTTTTTGTCCTAAGATAAAAAGATGAGCTTCACCTTTGTTTTTTATTCTTTCAAGTTTAGCAATCTCTTTCATTGGATTGATGCCTTGTTCTGCACGTAACAAAATAGTATAGTTCAAATCGATAAGCCCTGGTCCATCAAATTCAAGCTTCGCCTTGTTTCTATGAATTGAATGTTCATCCCACTTTGCACTACTTTTCATTTCTAGCTCTTTAAAAGTAAGGATTTTTTTTTGCGATACTTCAAAAATGACATCTCCGAAACTACCTATTTTCGCCACGAAAACACCTTCCTTTACTCTGTAGATGAGTTCCCTCCAGGAGTAAGTGTTTGCCCATTTATCGTCACTGTTCCTTTTGTTTCTATGTTTAACTCACCTTCAATTTTTAAGAACAATGTATGTGCTTTGGCATCGTATTCAATAAAGCTTCCATCTTCAAACTCCATACATCGCTTTTCAGGATCCGTTCGAGGTGGTGCTGCTCCATCTGAATAAAATGCACCAATGATAAAACCTTCACTTTGTTTAGTGAAAATACATAAAACATCTTCACCTATTTTCGGCATCCAATAATCTGTATTCTTTAATGTTCCTCGATACAAAATACTTAATGGAGCTGATACCTTGCCATCTTGCTCTTCTATTTTGACACGTGCTGTTCCGTTTGATGGATCGATGGCAGTCACTTCACCTGTTTGAACTCGCATTTAATACCCCTCCAAACATCTCCGCAATTCTAAAGAAATTTTACTTTTATTATGCTGCGCTCTAGATACAATGTATTTGCCATTCAATCGTCCAAAATCAGTTAAATTAAATGTCATGCCAGCATCTATATGGATCTCACTTATTACTTCAAGACTAATAGTTGTGGCATCTTTATTTGCTTCTCTTAATCGTTTTTTAGCGAGCTTTTGAGCCTCTGCAACAGATTTAACCTCTTCCTTTACTACTAATGTACGGCCAACTTTTGGAGCCTTTGGTGGTGTGAATGTCGCTTTAATTGTTTTCTTCTTTTTTGCATTGTGGGACTGTACTCGACATGCTTTATAGGTACCAGAAAGAGTGGTCTTAAAATTCCAATCAAGCACCTGTATTTTACAAGTGTCAGTACTAACTCGCCTAATTGTATCGACTATAGGTTTCGCTTCATAATCTGCTTCATCTAAAACCACGATAGCCCCATTAGATAATTTAAGACATAGACCCTCTTCTTTACAGAGTCGATGTAAGAAGGCTAAATCTGTTTCAGATTCTTGCTCATAACGATCTTTCTTAGGATTTTCATTTGTTTCCCAATGCAGTTTCAATCGATTGGCTTTGGCAATATCACCTACAACCTGTTTAAGTGTAGCTTTCTCCCATGCTTTAGATTTATCTTCTCCACGTATAGATGATGTTTCAGGAACTGCTAACGCTTTTATAGTCATTTTAGTAGGTGGACCACCACCACTTATTTCGTCTACTTCAAACCGTCCTAACTTAGTTTTCACTAGCTCACTTCTCCAGAAGTAACGCTTGATTTCAACATCTAAAATCGATCCCTTAGTGGGAAACCAATCCTTTAACCAATGAACATCAGCATCATTGACAACAAGTTGGAGATCATCTATTTCACCACTTAAATTATCAGTATATTTCCAATCTGCTAGATCGTTATCTAATATGTCCGTGATTTGTTTGTTATTGTAAACTACATGTATTCCTGTTCGTCTTGCATATGTTGTCATAGCTCATCATCCTCCCCTAACCAACTTGGCCGTTCTGTATAAATGGCTGTATCAATGTTTGGTACATTTAACACGACATCACCTGTAAAAATAATAATGTCACGGTACTTTTGATTTGCTTCTAATAAAAGAGGGAGCAAATACTCGCTCCCCCATAACTTATATGCAATTAAGTCCCACGTTTCACCCTGGATAGTAGTATAACTATTCATATGCCGTCCTCCTTGATGTTGCACCTCCACCAGTTGGCACCTGTGCATTGTCAATACGAGCTTTCAGACCATTTAAAGCTGTTATTACAGCATTAGCAGCTGATTGAATGCCTTGGATTGAATTAATCCACCCACTCGCTTGTCCAATCGTTGATGCTAATGTAGACATGTTTGTAGCAGAAAGGTCTGTGGACGTTTTTAATGAGAAAAACGATGTAACAAAAGTTGTGCTCACTTGGCCAGAATACATTATTAAGTTATCCATATTAACGGCCGTTGTACTAGCACTTGTTTGTAATTTTGTAAATGATGTACTTATGGTTACAAAGGATGTATTAGCTGTATCTAAAGTTGTCGCAAGTTGTGTCATTGAAGCATTTAACTTTGTTGTATCAATGGATTTTGTAGCCTCTGAACTAGCTTTCTTAGATGATGAAGATGCAGGCGGAGCCTTGCTTGCTTCACCACTACCACCTCGAACTGTATCAACAGCCTTTCCACCTAGCCATTTACCACCAAAGTATCCTACTGCTCCACCAAGCAAACCTCCAATTGCTGTGCCGACACCTGGTGCGATCGCTGTTCCAATAGCTGCACCTACTTTAGCTCCACCCAGACCGCCAGCCCATCCACCTGCAGTTTCTGCACCTGTTTTCACTTTATCGCTTGATCTGTAAATTTCGGCCGCACCCAATGCAAGCCCTAATGGAGCAAACCCTTTACCAAGGAATTTGCCTGCACTTCCTAATCTGCCCATTATACTTGCTCCACGTGAAGTTGTGGCAGTTGCTGCTGATGCCGTTGCATTTGTAGCACTTGGCGCAACTGTAGTAGCAGCCCCTCGATAAGGTGTAATAGTTCCAGTCCGTTGTGGACCTACAAATGGAGCAGGAGTTGCTGCACTAGTTGAATTTGTTGAACCTGTTGGTGGTGTTACGGTTGCAGTCGATGGAGATCCAGACCTTCGATTTCTGAATTTTTCCATACCCCATCTACCTGCTCCAACAGCCCCTTTAACAAGCGTTCCACCGCCCATCATCCATGCAGCTGCACCAAGTCCCAAAGCTCCACTCATATTGCCCTCTAATGCACTGGAAACAGCTCCAGTTGTTGCTCCTGTTAATCCAGCAATCCACGCTTTACCTGCTATTGTTCCTAACTGTGTGAAAATTCGCCCCATAGCTTCGCCACCCGAACCACCTAACCACTCTTCAGCTTTTTGAACTGCAGTGTCTAGCATGTAACTTACTTTCTCTCCAAAGCCCATATCGCTAAACATTTCATATTTCTGCATTTGCTTGTTGTATTCATTGATCATTCTTTGAGCATCTGCAGGGTCCATGTTGGGTTCAATCTTTGGCTTGATTGGCTTAGCTGTACTAAATGGTGCAGTAATGTCTCTTAAAATATTTGCAGCTGCTTCACCTGCTTTTTCAATGCCTCCCATGTTTTTTTCAATCATGTTAGCAACGCCATCAAATGTATCTTTTAAAACTTCTAATGATGGAGTGGCAAAGGCGATTTGAGCCGATTCAATAGCTCCAAACATTTGCTCTTTCGAACCAGCATAGTTATCTTTCATTATTGCAGCAGCTTTTGCTGCAGCACCACCACTATTTTCAAGAGCATTGGTCATTTCTTTAATTTTTTCTGGTCCAGATTCAAATAGACTTAACATGGCCGTGGATGCTTCTACACCAAAGATTGTAGCAGCATACTGTACTTTTTGAGTATCAGTTAGTTTTGCGGTAGCCTTTTCCCAATCTTTCGCAAGGGTAGTTAAATTTTTGAAGTTGTCTTTTGAATCTGTTGCTGTAATATTTAACTCTTTCATCGCTGCTTCAGCTGCTGCAGGTGGCTTAGAAAGTCGTATTAAAGCCATACGTAAAGCTGTACCCGCCTGTTCACCAGCGAGCCCTTTGTCAACAAGTAACCCTGTGGCAGCTGCTAATTCTTCTAATTTAATACCTAATGTGTTAGCAACAGGAGCTGCATACTTAAATGAATACCCCAAGTCGCCCACGCCTGCAGCTGTTTTATTTGCACTCATGGCCATTACATCGGCAATTCGGCTAGCCTCCGTTGCTTCCATCCCATAAGAATTAATAGCTGATGTTACTACATCTGAAACTAATGCTAAATCTTCACCAGACGCTTCTGTGGCTGCAATTAAACCTGGCATGGCGGCAATGATTTTAGTTGCATCAAACCCTTTTGCTGCTAGTTCATCCATTGCAACAGCTACTTCAGAGCCTGATAAACTAGTTGTTGCACCTAAACGCAAGGCCTCTTTGTTTAAGGCCTCCATTTCTGCTCTAGTTGCCTCTGTTTTTGCACTAACTTTGGCCATTTGGGCTTCAAAATCAGCAGCTGTATTTAAAGAAGAAACAGCCACTGCAGTAGCAGCAACTGCTGATCCAACGGCTGCATATCCAGCTGCAGTCTTGGCAGTATGCATCCCATTTCCAAAAGTTGTTTTAAGGGCAGTAATTCGTCTTTGACTACCTTCTAACTGCCTCAATTCACGAGATAATCTAGCTGTACCCTCTGCATACTGTGATTGGTGTATGTTTCCTTGTCTAAATTCACGTCCTAACCGATTCATTTCACGTTGTGCTTCTCTAGCCCGATTTCTTAAATCATTTATATTTGTATTAGCTCTTTGAAAAGCACTTCCCAAGGATCTACCAACGGCACCGTTTAATTCTAAAATCATTTCATATGATCTAGCCACCGTTATCATCTCCTTTTTCGTTCATTAAATCAGTCCACATTCTTAAAGTTTGGAAATTCTTTTTTTCCCAATACTCTATAGATGTGAATGAATTTGAAGCTAAGACTAGAAGTAAGTTCATTACCTCCCTAACTCCACCTTTTGGCCCTAAGATCTGAAGAAAAAATTTCGTGCAGAAAATGTTACTTCAGCAAAGTCTGGTAAACTTAATCGTGCTAAATCATCAATTAATAAGCCAGATGCTTTCGAAGCAATTCTTACTAAAACTTGTTGATTGTAGATTGAATCAAAACCTTCTGGACGCCCTTCAGCTTTTAATTCTTCATCAATTTTTAACATATCAGCACCTGTTAATTTGCCATAGTCTAGTTTAATCTCATTTAAAAGAGCCCCATCAATTTCGATAGGACTCAAGAGTGTAACCGTTTTGAGATTTGGATTATTTACTGCGACTACCTTTTCATTTGTTGGGTTTTGAACATCTGTATTTTCTTTCATTTCACATCTGCTCCTTTTATTTTATAGTCCCAATCCTTCTCTGATTCTTGCTCCATAATCTATACCATCCACTTTATAGATGTAGTTATGGCGATCATACTCATAAAGGACTTTTCCGTTTTCTTCAATCTTTATATAGTGAACTTCTACTTCTGACGATCCCTCATATGGTGATCCTTTTTCAACTTTCCCTAGTGAGTTCTTAGTCACTGAACCTAATACAAGAACTCGGGACGGTGTGACTTGGTGTTTACGATTTTTTGTATCGAAATGTTGGTTGAGTAAACGACAATCAAGTTTAATACCATCTGGCTTGTAAAAATCAACCAATTCCTTTGTAATTACACGCCAATTTATTTTCAATTGCATTGATTCTAAATGGCCAAAGTTTGGACTTTCATATTCACCAAAAATCCCTGCACCATTGACAGTTTCAGTCATGAAATTTAACTCTGGTAACTCAATGTCTGAAACCCCCAATAAATCAGGTTTATCATTAGCGAATATCCTAAATTCATTTAATTTTTCTGGAAAAATCATTCTTGTTCCCTCCTATTCCATAGCAAATAGTGATTTATAGTAGTTAGCATCAAACTCTAAAATGTTGTCTATATCTTGTGCTGGCACTGGTTCTGCCACGAAATAACGGAATTTTATTTTTCCACTAATTAGATCTGTTAAAGGATTGTCCTCTTCTCTAAATTCAACACGAGCTCCAATGAGAACTCCTTCACCTTGTAAACCGTTTAACCACATGTTCATAGTGTCTACAATAGTGTCTATTAATCTTTTTCCTATTGGACCATCTACTTTGCTCCATGTTGTTAAAATGATTGTATTTCCTAGCCAATTATGTGTAACACGTACAGGAATAAATATATCTTTTACATCTGTACTTGCAGGGTATGCGCCTGTATAGTTCCCCCAAGCACGCCAACCACCAATAAAGTTGATTGCTGTTGTAATCCCTTGATTATTTAACATTTCAGCTTGATCTGGTGATAAATCAATTTCCTCATGACCTTCTGCTGTTTCTACTAACAGTTTTGTCATTGCTAATGGCTTGTTAGATGGCGATTCATGAGGGAAATCACCATTATCATAAGCTGTTTTCATAATACGACAAGCAATCTGTGATGATAGGTGATACACTTTATCTCCTAACCCTGCTAATGGCCAACACACTACTTCGTTGTTTCCTGTATAGTTATTTTTATTTTTCCACTCATTTACCTTCGTATAAGAATTAGCCTCCATCGTATTTACATCATCCAATGATTGAGCTTTGAAATACGTGTTGATAGAAGAAGCCTTTGCCTTCATTACAGCTGCAACTGTAGGATCTTTAGAAAACTTAGGTGCAAGCACAAGACCAGGTACCATACTAAACTTAGGGAAAACATTGTTCAATAATTCTAAGCCTGTACTTTTTCCAGTTGAAATATCATAACCACCAATAATATGGTTGTTTGTAATTACATCAGGTGTTAAATGATCATATTTAACTTTTAGCTCCGTAACACCTTCTGCCAAAACAGCAATTACTACTTTTCCCACTTCATCAAAGGATGCAATATAGTCTTGATCCTTTTTTAATTGTGTTTCATTGTTACTAACAACCAGTGAATCTAATAGAACACCTTCAGTTTCAATGACACCTTTTTTGTTAGTTACTGCAACAGTTTCCTCTTTGTTAGCTTTATGTTTAGTTGGATCTAACACATTTACAAATATCACTGGACCGACACCGACCTGTCTAAACGCTAAATCGGCCATTTCACAAAGTGTGTACCTTTTCCAATCATCTGAGTAGCCTAATGCCTTTGCGAATTCAGGAAATGAATAAGCTATTACAGGCTTATTTACATTTTCCAATGTTTCAGCAAGGTTAATTGGTGCAGTACCAAAGACAACTGGAAGTGTGGCTGTAGCTACTACAGGTGCTGATAATGACGTAGGGACTTCTCTTACTCTTGAACCATGTCGTGCCATCTATTTCACCTCGCTAAAATATCCATTTGTTTTTTTATACAAAATGGATTCAACCGAAAAATCATCAAGTAAACTTTGTTCAAATTCTCGTAGTTTCTCTGGTTGGATAAACATTTTTTTAAATGCAGGTGATTGTTCCAGATGCTCCTTGAAGTGTTCTGGAAAACCACCCACAAATGAGCTAAAACGCTGAAGTCCTTTAATCGGTGGACCCACATATAAAAGAATTTCATGTTTAACACTGTCTGTAATCACTTGACTTACTTGTTCTGCTGATGCTTTTTGATTTTTAATAGTTGTAGGCATCTCCTGCTTCACTCCTATTCCATTGAACTGCTGGCGTTTTAAAATCTACTTCCATAATCCCTCGCCAGATTGGTTTCATTTGTTCTTCAAAAAGAGCTAGTTCTATTTCGCCTGTTAATTCCCCTGGACCTACAAACCCAGCCTCTTTTAAAGCAAATTTCATGTGATTCATAACATGGAGGTTGTCACGCCATCCTTGACGCTCATCCTTGCTATAGGTACCAACTAAAACACGAAATTTCATCACATTATTGCCTTTTAAATCGTCTTTTTCATATAAAAAACGGACGATTACAAATGGGTAATCGTCCTCTTCTGTATCCACTTCACCACGTTTTACGTTTCTTTTCTGTGGTATATAGCCATCATATACGGTTGGTGCCTTAACCACACTTTCGTCTTTTGTTTGTAGACGCATCCCTGAAAGTTCTTCGGTAAAAAAAGCAACTAATTCATCAGTCATGTTCAATGAATCCATTTACTCAACCTCCTAACAAATGATTCATTTCCTGTTCAAGGCGGCTATCAAGCGTTTCGTGTGCTCTTGCTACTACACTTGTTAATATTGATGCCTCTCCCATCATTTGTGCTATTGATGGACCATATAAGCCTTTAATCGGGTATCGACTATCTCCAACACGTGCATATACATTGTTATAAGCTGAAACAATAAAACCTTGTTGAATCGGTTTCCTACTCCCACTTTTTTTGACACGAGCACGTACAATTGCATCATTAGGTTTTTTCGGTGTCACATCAAACTTCATCAAAGGCAGTGTGGGACCACTTGTTCGAACTTCTGCTGTAAGAGTTCCAGGAGTCGATTTATCTATTTTAATTGCATCTTTAATATCAGATGCTCGAATAATATATTTCTTTCTAATTTCTTGGCTTGCTCTTGCACGAGCAGCTGTTGCTGCCCTATTGATAGCTCTAGAAATGACTATTCGTGCTTCTCTAGGTGTTCTTTCAAACAGCCTTTCTAACTCTTCAACATGGTGTAAATCGATTTGAATCATACAAACACCTAACTTTCATTTGCGCTTAGAACAATTCGGATGACTCCCATTTCTTCTCCTGATTCTTCAACATAGTAACTTTGCCCATCTAAAACTAATTCAGTACCAATTTTAGGTACAAAGAAATCACTATTTTTCACATAAACAGTTTTATAGACTTTGTAAACTTCTTGCATAGCGTCTAACTGTTCACGTCCTAGACCGTTTAAATCTTTTAAGCTATTGTCAACAACAATTAAATTTAAAGTTAGACCATCCAGTTCATGTTGATCTGCCATTTCACTAACATTAAAAAAAACGTCCAAATCCTCCAAAATGAAGTCTCTAAACGTTTTATTCATCATGATCATCCTCTAAAAGCTCATCGGCTTTTCCTTGGTTGATGATTGCCTCAATAATATGCTCTTTACGTGTTAATCCTGTTAAATCTACGCCGACTTCTTTAGCAGCACGTTTTAGTTCTTCAGCATTGTATTCTTCCTCCAGTGCTGATCGTAATTCTTCGAATAATTCAGGTGGAATTACTTTAACATCATTGGCCACTTGTTGCTTTTTTAATTCTTCTTCAGGTGAAATGACATATTCAGCTGACTTTAATCGCACTAAACGTTCTTCTTCGGATCCTGTTAAACCTTCAATAATGGCACCTTTTTTGTACACAACATCATTGTGTCGAATAGCATGCTTTGCTCTAATCATTGACTAGCCCTCCTTAAAGCACTTTCGCAACAAACCAACTGTTTACCTCTTTTGGAATTGGTAATGGTTTAGAGCTTAATTGTAAAATCTTACGTGCAGGACGTTTTTCTGTCCATGAATCTGGCACTCGATCTGCCTCATAAGTAACTAAATCCTCATCCTTAGCAATTGTAATTGCTGCATATGCCATTGAATATTCTGCTTCTGTTGATAATAGAGCAATTGTTCCACTTGGTACAATCGGCTTCACCTTATTGTCTACATCATCATAATAACTACTCGCGTATTCATAAATACGACCTACACCTGCAATCGTCCCAATATATGTTGCGCCATTTGGCAAGTTTTCAGGCTTAAATTCACCAATGTTCACATTACGAACATCTAAAAGTTTTAAAATTTCTGCATCCTTTAGTAACTCATCTGTTACATCAGGAGCAATTACCACCATATCTACATTCACAAATCCAGTCTCTTGTACCAGACGTACCCAACGCTTAAAATCAGCATATTTTTTTGAAGTTGATGCACTCCATAAATTTGCTCCAGATAGTGCCTCTCGATTAGTGTGATTAAACGAGATGACATAATCAACACCTTCGCCTTTAACAGTTATTTCACCATCAAAGATTGCTTGTGCACACATTACTTCTTCACGGCGTGTGATCATTGTGTCGAGTTCCTTCAAATCCTTCACAAGTTTTTCAGCAGCACGTTCATCTGGTGTACGTGAAGAATACAAGTTTTCTCCCATTGTACGATTTTGTAAATCGGCTGCTGTTGTCACTGTTGTTGGTGCAACTAAAGGTGGCTCAAAAGTTTCTGTACGATAACCACTGTTTTCTACAACCTTACCACCGATTTTTTCACTCACATATGGAGCAACCTTTGCACGGCCTTTTTTAATGTCTACATCAACCTTATTTGTAGGTGATAGTTCTTTTTCTATAAATAGCGTGTCACGTAAAAAAGTTGTTACACGTGGCATACGCTCCGAAAACTTTAACATTGTTCGAGTCTCAAATAAATTCACTGACATTGATTATTCCTCCCCCTGTGGATCTGCAGGTACTGTATTTCGTAAAGTAATTCCAATATTGCTCAATGCTTTTTTATAAAGAACAGCATCTGTTCCTTCAGGTAATATAATTTTACGAGCATTAAATTCACCACGTTTATAACCTACAGCTGCCTTTGTTTCACCTGTAGCTGTGGCTACTGCATCTGCCATAATGCCATAAACATCACTGGCAACACTTTCAGCATTCATTGACACAGCTTGGCCATTTGCATTTAAAGCAAAAACTTGGCCAACTGAAAGCTCTTGTTCTGGAGCTACTGTAATTGGTTCTGTCACTACATCAGACTGAAATCCTGCGAGTAAGTTTTCATGTTCTAAAATTGGCATTTAATTCACTCCTGTTCCAAAAACTTTGTTTACTAATGCATCTACTTCATTGTCATCATTGTCTTTTGGTGCTTCTTCAGCAGCAATATTATTTAATTCAGCCGCATCTTCAATACGGTTTTTCATTTGCACTTTGTTTTGTTCCTTTTGTGCATTTAAAATTTCGATTGCTGTTTCAGCTGCTGAAATGCCTGTTTCAAATTTTGCTTTGTTAACGATATTCTCCATACCTGGTTGAGCAAAATTTTCAATATCCTGAATACGTTTACGTTCTTCCGCCACAGCTTCTTTTTTGGCTGTATTGCGAATTTGTTCTACTAATTCGGGATGTTTATTTTGTAATTCTTGTAAGTCCATATCGTGATCGTCTCCTTCTGCTTCAGGCTCTGGTACTGGACCGCCTGTCGAAGCACTGTTTTTTATCAACATATTTGGGTCTGCTGCACGTAAATTGTGCATCTTTTCAATTACCTCTTTTGGTAAAAAGCCGTAAGCACCTACATCTGTATTTGATGCTACAATACCCATTTCTTTTGCAAACATTATTTCATCTACAAAACCATGTTCCAATGCTTGTTGAGCATTCATCCAAGTCTCGGCATCCATCATTTGCTTCAACTCTTCATCTGACTTCTTGGTTTTCTCCTTATATGTTTGCATAATCGCTTCATTTGTTTGTACTAAAAGTTGCTTCATTGCTTCCATTTCTCGATAATCACCTTGCGCTACCACCGATGCATTATGAATCATTAAAGCCCCAACAGGAGCTATTACAGTACGTTTGGTTGCTAACGCTGGAATAGATGCTGCGCTGGCACATACACCTGTAATTTCTGCAACTGAATCACCAGGGAATTTTTTTATATGTGACCATATCTCTGATGCTGCATATACAGATCCACCATGACTATTGATGTTAACTATTAATTCTTTGTCTTGACTAGAAATTGCTCTATCAATTTGTTGCATGACACGTTTAGGGCTTACAGCTGGAACATCAAACCAATCATAAATCCACTGTTCACTATCTGATACAATTGCCCCTCGAATATCAATCCTCGCCATCTTCTTTCACCTCCTTTTGTTGAAGAGCACTTTTCATAATCTCTGTGTAGTTGGAATCTAAACCTGCCTCTCTACGTGCCTTTTCCTCTCGAATACGCTGCGCATGATTGTTCCAATAGTTTGTGCCTGTAAGTTCTGCTGTTTCCTTTTCTCGTGTACTAAATTCATTTTCTACTCTAATTACAGCAGCATTAACCTCTTTCAGTGGATCTAGTTGTCCTTGACTTGGACCATTCCACTCAGCTCCACAATAAGCTTTTCGAATAAGTGGATCAGTCAAAAAACCAGGTGCATGAATACGGCCAAGTAAAACAGCTTCTGTTAAAAACTCCTCATATATTGGCTGACAAAAGCGTGTAGCCATAAATTTACGTCTCATTCTAAACATTTTCCAAGCTTCAATTAACGCTGCTCTTGATGCAGAATAAGAACTAGTAAAGTGTTTAAGTAAGACTTCATAAGGCAGTTCTAATGCTGAACCTATTTGACGACAAACAGCTACTACAAAAGGATCGAAAGAAGCGTTATTTCGAGCTGGATTGGATGTACTAGCTTTTTCTCCTTCCTCCAATGCAATAATTGCACCTGCACCTAGTTCATAACTTGTTTCATCGTCTCTATCTACCTGTTCTGATTCAGCGATGGCTTCACCAAAAATAGGACTATTACTACCTTCATCACCATTTGTTTCAATAAAAACTGTAAACAAAGAAGATACCAACGCTGCTGTTAATTCTGCTTCAGTATATCGATCCAATTGTTTCAGTGACTCGATTACAGGTGCTAAAATGGGTACACCCCTGCGTTGTTCGGGACGTTCTGATTCCATTAAATGCAGGATGTTTTGTCTCTTCGATTTTTTCCCAAACTTTTCTACTCTTTGCCACTCTTTTTTGCCAGTAGATGTTGCTAATGGATGATGATTTAGAATATGATAAGCAACTACTTCACCGTATTTCCCCAACTCAACACCATTAATAATGTTTGGATTATTTCCTGGTGGTGAGGATGTACGATCTGCTTCAATGAGCTGTACTCTTAAACCATAAGAATGATGGCTGTGATAACGGTATGGCAATAATACAAATACCTCTCCTGACATTAAAAACGACAGAAAGGACAACTGTTGTAATTCATAAAAATCATGCATTTGGAGAGCATCACACAAGATAGATTCCGACCACAATGCAAATTCACGTTCCACAGTTGTTTCCCATTCATCAGCTTCTTCTTCAGTTAAACCTAAAAATTCATGGTCAATTCGTGCATTTAATACTAAGCCTCCACCAACTACATTTGTGCGTATATTTTTTAAGGAACCTGTCGCTAGTGGTGTATTCATATACAGGTCCCTTGAACGTTGTCGGAGGGTATCTAAGTTTTCATCTATATCTTCTTTTGTACTACCACCTTTAAATAACCAACCAAGCATAGATTTTTTACGCTTACTAGCACCACTGTTTGAGTAACCAGTATTCATAATGTCTAATTTTCTTCGTGCTCCAACACGTTTTAGGGCTCGCTCTGGAGATACCATTGCTATGGCCTTGTCTACAAGATTCATAAATGCTACCCCTTCCTACAAATCACGTGGTACTACCCTAATGACCCGCCTTTTACTACGACCACTTGTTTTTTCCTCAGCTTGTATTAGTTCTTTTTTCCAAAACTTTATTTGTTCTCGGACTTGTGCCAAATTAGCACGCTCTAATCGCCTGTTATCGATTGAATAACTTTGACCATTTGCAATTGCTTCTTCTGCATCGAGCCACATTTGTAGTCGTTTTCTTATTTCTTGAACAGAAAATGCCATATGCTACAAACCTTTCGAAATAGTTCTTCTTTTTTTTTACGCCTTACTGTTTGAGTAAACACACTGCCATTCAGTTTGTGGTCCTTTAAATATTGCAGATCAGGATTTAATATTCTTAATGCTGCAGTTGCATAGTTCCGCAAGTCTAATGGTTCATTTCTTATTCCAGATGTTCGTTTCACCCATTTTTGCTTTGGTACTCCACCTACCCAAAGTGTTTTCTTATACTCTGAAGTGAGCCCAACAAAAAAGGCTTCATCATATCCCTTTTCATTTTCTGTAGGGAAATGACAATAGCCTGGTTTATCTTCAAATTCAATTTTTAATCGTGACGTAATTAAATCTTTTCCTTCATCAACACCAATAGAGAATAGATGTACGTTTTTGCGACCAACCTTTGATGGTTTATTAATAAATGGTACACCACTTCCACCTCTACCTTTTATAGCAAATACACGCCTATGTTCACGTTCCTTACAAAAATCATACACTTCGCTTGTATAGTGTCCTCCACTATCTACACATGCCGCTGAAATAGTCAATCTAGTACCATCATTACAAAGCCATTCATTTTGCAAGAACGTGTCTAATTGCTCCCAAACAATCTTTTGCCCTGGATCACCGTAAAATATTTTATAGGATATACCCCAACTTATTTCATCGATTCCCCAACCAACAATTTCAACCTCTAAACGATCATCTTGGACATCAACCCCTGCAGTTAAGACTAAAACGCCTTCTGGAATATCACAATTATATGGTTTTCTTCTTGCTACTAATCTTGCATGATCTTGTTCACTACTGTGTTCTTCCCAAGATTCGCCTAGTGTTGTGTTTTTCCATGTTTTCAGCGTTTCCATACCTTTTCTTTTAGCTTCTTTAAATTCTGCTATGATTTTGGACCATCTTTCCCACGGTGACGCAAGTGCATTCAAATGGAAGCCACGTTTTGAAGCTTCTGGATTTCTTGCAATCCAGCGACCTGGTCGGGATTTCCACTCAATTTCTGTATGTTGCGTCTTGCACTCTACACATTCCATCGTAACTGTTTCAAATCGAATTTGTGGCCAACTATATGGTTGGAAATAGCCGCAACTTGGACATGCTACACACCACTGTTCTTTTGTACTTTCTTCGTATTCCGTTTCAATCCTAGATGCTCCCTTAATTGTAGGTGTTGAAACTGATACCCACTTATTGTTCCAGAACGTTTTTGTTCGCTTCTGTGCAAGTGCTAATGGATCGCCCTCTGCACCTGCTGATGGAGGAAATCGGTCTACCTCATCAGCCAATACGATTCGAACTGGACGGGATGCCAAACTTGCAGGGGAATTTGCACCCACAAGTGTTAAATAGCCCCCTGCAAACTTCTTTTGAAGAAGTGTATTGTTACCATCTTTTGCTTTTGGACTATTAACCTTTTTTGAAAGTGCTGGTGTATCTCGAATCATAGAAGCTATACGATCTTTTGAATAAGCTTCTGCCATTTCAAGGGTTGGCTGCATCAAGAGCATTGGTGCTGGATCATAGTCAATATGATAACCAATAATATTGTTAATGATCTCCGACTTTCCAACCTGGGCAGACGACATCACAACAATTTGATCCACATCTGGATCATTTACTGCATCCATTATTTCTCGTTGATAAGGTGCACGATTTGTATTCCACCGACCATGTTCAGCAGATGCTTCTTTAGATAACACACGATGTTTATCTGCCCATTGTGATACGGTTAATTTTGGTGGTGGTGCTACCAAACTTGCAATCTTATTGAACAGGTTCATCGTTTGTTTTCGAACCATCTTTATCACCTACCATTTCTACTTCTACATCATCCTCAATGAAATATTGCATTGGATTATACTCTGCCAACTCTGACAAAGCTTCATGTATATCTCTTTCCAGAATTGCTTCAATCAATTTAGGATCATCTTTATTGGCCAACTGTAATGCTACCTTAGATGGGAGAGATAACATTTTAGAACGGAAGGCCATCACCATATGATTCTGAACCTTCTCAACCTCATCAGCTTTATGCATCTCTTTCTTGATATGAGCTAGTTCAATCTCTGCCTTTTCTCGTTTTGCTTTTTCATGTAGCCATTTCTCATATTCTAGTGATTCCATTACCTTGCTTTCATCCATACCATCAAAAGACATTTTAAGAAAAGTAATATATCGACTCACTGTATCTATGAGATCATAACGGCCATGAGTAACACGAGAAATGACACCTTCCTCAACCAAGTAACGAACATTACGTTCTGTCATATTAAACATTTTGGCAATAGTTTTGGTATTTACGACTGTTTTTTCGTCCAATTTTGTTTTTGCTGTTTCACTCACATTCTCACCTCCCTTTCTTTTAGGATGGAAGGAACGCTTATTTCCCCCATATATCTAGCCGGTTTTTGGGGATCGCGAGACCCGCAGGCTTTGCAATAGTCTCTAGAAGAACCTATTTTTATGATTGTGCCACATTCATACACAATTTACTATATGTATCCAGAACAACTGAGCACCACAATCCTAATCATATCTTTGACCATAATAAAAGCGACACACTGACATTATGTCAACGCATCGCTCATTTAGTTCCTATTCAAGTATCATATACTAACATATTAACACATCTAAAATAAAAAACTCTGCCAAAATCCTGCCACGATTCTGCATTGAAAATCAAAGCTCTTTAAATAATGCTAGAAAATACTTTACTTTTGCTCTCCTACCTTTTTCAATTCCCAATCTATCTGCAATAATCCCTATACACATCACATAAATAATTATCATTGTTATAAAGTAAAATTTTTTAGGCATTATTTCTTCAAGAAATAATTTATAAATACCTAAAAAACCCAATATAGAAGCAGTTATTCCCACAAAAATAGCCGTAAGATCATGACTTTCTTCCATATAAGCTAGTCTTGATACTAAAATTCTTTTTCTATAAGTACTTATTTCTTTATATGTATTTATATTTCCAAAAAGCACCGTATCCGAAACATGTTTAACACTAAAATTCTGTTCTAAAAAGTTTAAAAGTGTCTTATCATTTTTTTCAAAAACATGTACTTCTAACTCTTCTTTAAACTTCTTATTCATAAATAACCTCCTAAAATATCAACAATATTTTACCATATCTACATTAACATAACATACATTCTGTTAATCTACATAATTCCCCCAAAACCTATTTATATCAATACTTCATTCACTCTATATACTTTGAGCTTTACAAATCCTTAAAGAGAACATGTCTTTATCTCTCTACAGGGTGAAAGCATTTATTTTACATTGTCATTTCCTAAAAACGATAAAATAAAAGCACCTCGAAATATTCGAAATGCTGAGCTACTCTGTATTCAATTTGTTGACTGCTTTATATTTTTAATCCATTCAATGCGTTATATGCGTTATTTATAGCATCCTGGTTAACACCAATATACTTCAATGTGATATAGGGGGCACTATGATTAAAAATATCCTGTAGCAACGCCACATCCTTCTCATTTTGATAAACCAAATAGCCGAATGTCTTACGTAATGTATGTGTACCGATTTCCTTCAACTCACAATGCTGGGCAGCCTCGCGTAAAATGTCATAAGCTCTCACACGAGTGATGGGTTTATTCTTTCCCTGACGTGATTTAAAAATATAATCATTAGCATTCATATCTTTGCAATAGTCATCTAGTAACCTTTGGAGCTTTTTTATAATAGGAATTCTTTTTCTTACTGTATATTTACGACTACGTTGCTTAGCCTTTTTTGTTTTTTGCTCGATGATATGAAAATGATCCTTGCCATAAACATCTTTCACTTTCAGCTTCAATATATCACTTATACGTAATCCTGTATAAATGCCAAAACAAAAGAGCAACTCGTCTCGTTTGCCCTTACCAGCTAAAAAATCCCTGACTTCCACTATCTTTTCTATATCACGGATTGGCTGAACAAAATTCATTGACCCACCACCTCATCCTCTCGGTAAATCTCCACCCGTAGTGCCAGCGCCAATTTGTATAATGCCTGTGACTTCATTCGATAAAATGTACGTTCACTGACATGCAGTTCCTTCGCAATCTGATAATTAAACATCGGCACCTCTTCAAGAAATGCTTTCACAATTACCTGTCGCTCTTTCTTCGTTAGCTTATAAAACCCATAGTTAAATTTTTTGAAAAACTTCTCTGCCTCTTTGAAATGCTCCACATTTTTAATAGCCGCATACTCAACTTTCGAATGGATACAACCCCCAAATGAAGGCATTTCCAACGTATACTTAGGTGTAATGGTCGGCAATAATTCTTCTGGGGTTGTCAGTTGGTATGTACGATATTGCCGTAATTCCTTTTCAATAGCCTCCTGCGTTGCTTTAGCATCAATACTTTTTAGTATATCCATCTATACTTCCCTCCATCATTTATTACGAAATGCGCCTCGAACGCGGTGATACGTCGGTCGCTTTGTTCTCATTAATTCCTCAACCTCATGGCAACTGATGGGCTTTGAAGGCGGTTGCTTCTTTAATTTTTGTTGATGGTCTTGTTTTGCTAACTCTTTACGTACTAACTCAGTCTGTAACGTTCGCATATGGCTTTCTCCTTTGGATAAAATAAAAAGAGGACAACAAAAGATGGCAGCATGTAGCTGTTATCTTTTGTTGTCCTCCAGATGGCTGGTAGAACTTTAATTATCCTTTAAATACATCTTTCTAAAGATTGATGTTATTGCAATTATAAAATAAATAGTTATGAATAATCCAAGAGCTTTAAGAGCTTCTCCAAATAATTCATTAAATCTCATGTTATGATCTAAATCGTTTACCACATGAATATCTGTACCAATTAGTAACATCAAAATATTCATAATAATAAAGGAAGGATAACTTATTAAAATTAGCTTTAAAATTTTATTATTAATTCCCTTTACATTATTTTTAGACATTATATTACCAAGGCCTAATAAAATTGCCCCCGTCCCCATAATAATGGCTATATTTAAATTTACTAAACTACCAAAAAATTCATCTGGAATTTTCAAATAAGCAATTACACTATAGCAAATTCCTGTTCCTAAAACTAAAAAAACAAAATTTATTAACTCATTCTTCCAAGAAAACCATCGTTTACTTTCAGTATTATTAACGTTTCCCCTTTCAATCAATTTATCTATTTTATCTAAACTTTTTATCACTTCATTGTATTGCGATAAATTATAATCAAACGCAATATTTGAGCGTTCTTTTGATACATCGACTTTAAAAATCGAAAGATTTATTTGTTCAATTTGTTGCTTAATGTCAGTTGATAATTTTACCTTACTTTCATTTAATATAGAATTATCGAAAAATAAAATTTTTGAGAATAATTCTTTATAAACGGGATGTTTATAATAATAATCAGCTAAATTTCTTATTGCAAGTTCATTATCGAGTTCCTTTTGTGGAGTATCGCTGAGCGTTGCTGATAACGCAAATCTAGATATTTTCATAAAAAATTGAATTTCATTACAAAAACTTTTCAATAAATTCTTTTTTTGACGAGAATATTTAACAGTTTCAATCAAATAATTTGCTAAAAAACCCCCTATTATAGCTATAATTAAAGACAATACTACTGAATTCAAAACTCCTCACCCTCATCCCACTTCACACGTTTTACCTGTCCTTGATGGGTCACAATCTTCGTTTCAGCAAACGCAGGCAGCTCAGCAACTTTTGCTTTTCCGTGTGACAAAATTATTACACAATTCTCAGGTAATTCCATTGTATCAACCCTTAGAATTCCGTCAATAGTCATATTCAATTCTTTCATACGCACAATAGCTTCCCCCTTATGCTATAATAGTTTTACTGCTAGCAAGGGAGAAGCCTTGTTATTGAAGAGCTATGGTTGCCGCCATAGCTTTTTTTAATTGGTCATAATCAAATCGCTTAGAACATGATAGCACTTCTCTTTTTCGATAAAGCATTCATGCAAGTCTCCATTTTCGATTTCGTAAAACTTATCTGTTTTTCGAATAGTATATTTATCGATAAGAATTTCTTCGTTATCATCAAGTTGTTGTAATGCCATATAAATAGGATCAAAAGAAAGGCCAATGATATCATAAATATTTACATTAACTATCTTCAACATCCCTCATCCCCCTAAGAATTTTTTCTCTTAAAAACATTTTTAGTATGAATAGCATTACCAATAATCACTAAACGACGTTCCAGAGACAACGATAACCATTTTCTAAATTTCATTTACCTATTCCTCCCAAAATTACAACTCATCCAATGTTTTTAATAGCTGCTCGTCTGACATATTACGTAACATTTCCTCCGCATAATTTTTACGGAGCATGATAATAGCAATGATCTCCTCACGTTCTTGCTTAGACAATACCTCTCACCCCTTTGTGCTGATCTAGACGATGCAAAATATATTGACCTGCAGCTGCATGTCCGAGGTAAGCAGGAAATTGTACGATGTTTTTGCGATGATCAATCAGTGGAATGTGTATATCTAAATCAGCGAAATACATCACTTTAGTCAATAGTCGATGTGCCTCTGTAATGGCTCCTGTACGCTCACCAAATTTCTCACAGTGCATTACGCTAACTTCCAGTGAATTGCTGGCAAAGTAAAAGGCATATTGTGCAAAGCTTTCTACAACATAGAGCTTAATGCGGCCAATACCAAGTACGTTACGCTCTGTCATTTCATGAACAGCAAGCTCATCATAGGCCACCTCTAGCAATTTATTAGAGTCATCCGCTAGATTAATTTGTTGTGTAGATACGGCCCAAAATACTTGATGGGCAAGGCGGCACAATTCAAATTCTGTGGCATATTCCAAGATTTCCTTCACTGTAATTATTTCATTCATTTCATCGTTCCCCAAGAAATATTCGATAGACGACCTGTATCTTTTATATAGGCTGCTGATACGGTGCCAGTTGGTCCATTACGATGTTTGGCGATAATGAACTCTAAAATATTTTTACTTTCGGATTCCTTGGAGTAGTAATCATCACGATATAAAAAAGCAATGACATCAGCATCTTGTTCGATATTGCCTGAGTCTCGTAAGTCACTCATTACAGGTCGCTTGTCCTGGCGTTGCTCTACACTACGATTGAGCTGTGACAAACAAACAACAGGGCAGTTAAACTCTTTAGCCATTTGCTTTAAATCCCATGAGATTTGCCCAATTGCTTGTGTTTGATTGTCACGTGGGTTTGTTCCTCGAATGATTTGCAAGTAATCAATCAAAATAATGGGCTTTTTACCAGAGTTGGACTTAATGATTTTACGAGCAGTTGCACGAATCTGAGGTACTGTTAGCCCTGCTCGATCATCAATTTCGATATTGGCATTGTCAATCATACCGAGTGTTGACATCCACTTTTCTTTTTGTCCGTCTGTAAAATATTCAAAGGGATTACGCATCTTTAAGCGATTAAAATTCCCTGCTGTGGCAATGAGCCGATCAATTAATGTTGTTCTGCTCATTTCCAGTGAGAAGATAATCGGTACATAGCCATTCCACCCAGCATTTAGCGCAAGATGATTCATCGTGTCTGTTTTCCCCATAGAGGGTCTTGCGGCAATGATAGTCAGCTCTGCATCTTGAAAGCCGTTTAGCATTTTATCCAAGTCAAGTAATCCTGTAGGCACACCAGTTTTAACGTTTTCTTGCTCGAAAGGCCTGTTTGCCATTTGAATTAAATCCGCTTTGATGCTCGTATTTGTACTGGTATGTTGGGTCATTAGCTTGTCCAATGCCTGTTGAATCTCTTCAATACCCCAATCCTCTTGCTGTGCTTGCTCCATGATTTGACGCTTAGAACGCTCTCGCCAACTTTCAAGCACTATGTTGTGATACTGCTCATAATTTGTTCCACTGGCGAAGTTGCCAAGCTCTGCTAAATAATTTGCCCCTCCTAGCTCTATCGGCTCTCGTGTTGTCAGTAAGGTGATATAGTCCACTACCTTACGCTCACTGACTAGCTGAAGCATGCTGGAGAAAATATTTTTATGCACCTGCGATGAAAAATGAGCAGCATCCAAGTTGCTATCTGCAATCAAATAATTTTCTTGTAGCATCGTTCCGAGTAAGCTTTTTTCTGCTAGCTCAATGCTAATGTTTTGTATTTCCATTACAGATCCTCTCCCTTGCTAAAATCTAAATCCAGTGGACCAGACGAATTATGCTGAACAGGCTGTACACTTTGTGTTTCGTTCAAGTAGCCTTCAAATTTCGTTGCATTGAACAACGTGTCTGGCCGTAAGTATTTATTCATTTCAGGGTTGTGCAGCCATTGCTTGACCTTTGTATCGATTACGCATTTGAAATGCTCTAGCGTATAGCCATCTGCAAGTCGAGCATTGATGAGTCGCTTCGTAGCTGTCGTTGTTGCTTTGAAATTTTTAAGAGCAGTTTGGTTTAGGTAACCAATAATTTCATGCACAATGTCGAGCTCCTCGACAATATTATTTTTATTACTCTTAATATCTTTGGTTATTGGTGGGGACAAAATGTCCCTACTTGATGGGGTCAACTTGTCCTCCTGTGTAGGGTCATGTTGTCCCATCGTCAAATAACCAAGTTTTGTATAATTCAGCCGATACCATTTTGTCTTATCGATCTTGTATTTGTTAAATTCATCTGTAGAGAAAATATAGCCATCATCTTCTAGCTTTCTAATCGCACGCTTTATCGTTTTTTCAGACCAAAATGGAAACTCATTTTGCCATTGCTGATAGCTGTTAAACACCCATTTATGCCCATCATGAATATGTGCAGATATAAGCGATTTAAAGTGCAATTGCTGTAGGATAATTGCCTCATTCAAGCCCACCTTAACAGCTAAACTAGGCAGAACTTGTAAAGGCGGCTCATTGATGAGTAAATTCATGCATCTGCCCCTCCTTTCCAAGTTGTCACAAAATGCAAGGCATCTTGCAACTTGCACTGAGGTACATCACGATAAGACTCCACTTGATACCGCCTTTTAATTTCACGATAAATGGACGCAAAACAGGCTGCGCGACGTGCTTGAACCATACACAGTTGATCGACACGCTCTGTCACTGCCTGTCGTAGACGCTTCTGCTCCCCTGAATGCAGTGTAACTCCTTGCAATCGTTGCTCAATTTCTTGGACACGTTGCTCCAAAGCTAAAAAACGCTTTTCGTCATACGGCAAGGAAACAGGCTGCGCTTGCTGCAAGTCTTTAGTAATTTGATAGTACTGTGCTACAAGCATGTTATAAGCCTGCCACGCTTTTTCATTATTGAGCGATTTTGCTAACAAAAATGCACCTTCTTCGCTCCATAAATACAACACAGATACAAATTTAAGGGTGGCGTCATTTTGTCGTCCGCCTTTAAATTGTTTAAGAGCCTCACCAGTAAGGGCATAATAATGAGCACCTTCTTGAAAATGCTCCTTGTTTCGCTGGAAGTTACGCATTAACGACTTACTATCCGCTTGATACACCTCAGCAATTTGCGCTGTTGTTAAAACCTTTTTATCTGCATGCTGAATCTCCATCAAATTCATGCTACTTCCCCTTTCACAAGGGTAACGACAAATTGTCGCTACCCACTTGTTCTATACTCTTAGTTGATATTTAACTAGATAATTGATATAATTTTGTTAATGTAATTAAATGAAAATGAACGCTTACTTGCATGCCAGTGCTTGTAAGCCTTTTTTATGCCTATTTTTAAGGGTGACGTCATTTTGTCGCGCGGCTTTATAAATTGCCATAAAACGATCAACTGGCTTCTTCGACAGCCATTCCTTTACATTGATCTTCACTCAAATCACCTGCCTTTCCGATGCATTCACATCATTGGACTCACAAGCTTGTTGCTTATGAATCCTGTGACGTGAACGAATCAAATAGCTTTTAATGGATTCTCTAAATCTTCCACTAGTTCGATAGCATCTTTAATAGCATTTACTCGACCCTTTTGTGTAAAATAATCCTTTTGATTGCTCATATACAAACAACTATCGAAGGCTTCCGCTACATCAACCGCATAATCCCGTAGCAACTCTTCCTCTTGTGATAAAAATGTACGTAGTTTCTCTAACACTTGTTCCATGTAAACTCCTCCTTTATTGACTTATATACAGTTCTTCTCCATAATAAAGGGACAAGATATTTAATATTTTTTGAACTGTTCACCGACCAAAGTTACAGTTCAAGATTGATGCAGGTGCTATTGCGCTTGCATTTTTTTATTTTCAACCTTCCGAACAGCTACCAACTGCACGCCATCCACTTCTGCAAAAAGATACTCATTTTCAAGCTCAGGAAACAACGAAGGTTCAATGTGAATCTCCTTTACACCTTTCGTTAAATGCTGAAAATATTCATACGTCACTTGCACTTTGAAGTTTCCGTTATAAAAATCTGTAGATAATATCCCAGCCTTCTGTGCCATTTCCTTCTTTTCGTTTAGCATCAATAACAAATCTTCCATCTCAAAATTTGAATAACACATATCAAGATTGGTATTTGCTAACCTATGAAGCTTAAATTTAGATGTTTCAAGATAAGCAAGAAATGCTTTAATTTTCTCCATCGCTTTGTCACCACTTTCAAAATAATGATGTTTCTTTATCCAATGTAGATTTTGTATAATCTACTTTATTTCCATCTTGGAATCCCTTTTGATAGGCTGCTATTTCCTCAATAGGTGGAATCTTGTAAGATAGTCCTTTTTTGTGTCCAAATCTCTTATCATATTCCTGCTTTACTTCTGCTGGGAGTAATACCATTAGACCGTATTCTTGCTCCATTGCTTTTACTTGTTCTTCAAATTTCTCTTTCAAACCATTCAAAAAACCAGTAGTATATGAATTTTTTAATTCAGTAGTTAACTTTTTTGTTCTATAGATTTGGGTGCTATCGTAGTAATCGTTAACGAATTTCTGAACATAAAAACTTAAAACATCGTAAGCTAGCACGTACATTTCTTTAGCGAGAGCTACATCACTTTCAAATCCCATAAACATAATCGCTCTTTTCTTTTTTGTTTCCCCTTTGATGATTTTATTGTTGTAGTACCAAGTAACTCTAAAATTCCGTGTGATAATATTTGCTAATTGCCGCTCCCACCAATATAAGGTTTTATGAGCTGTTGCCTGTCCTTCTGATATAGCTCTATCATTTTCTCCATCCTCTAATTCAGATTAAGAAATATCATATTTAATCATTAATTTTTGAGCCATCATAAATGCAGTCTGGCATTCTTCATCATTTTGATGATCATTTGCAAGAGCCAACAAACCTTTAATTTTTTCAATAATTGATTCATTTCTCTTCGTCATTTTTTCACTTCCTCTGCAAACTTAATTAAATAAACCAACAAACAAACCCACCAATAACTGGAAGCAATGTTTGTAAAATCGTAAGTCCATCCATTCCCATTAAAAATGCAACAGCAACTTCTTGTGTATTTGTCTGCTTGAACCATTCCATAAAGGTAAGGGCATCTGGAACTTTTACGCTATTCTCGAATTTCGAGATACAAGGCTGCGTACGATTCATACGATGTGCCAGTTCTTCTTGTGATAGCCCAGCACGTTCACGACAGGCTTGCAATATGGCTCCTATTTTCATAGTCTCACCACCTTCCACATTCCAAACTGGAATACTCTATTCAGTTTTTGTAAGTTAAAATTTTTATATGAAGCATCACCCAATAGATCGAAAATACTCAGTATTTGTATTGACCCATTCCGTATGTTCATCAATCCATTGCAATAATGCTTTTGATGGTATTAGTACCCTTCCTGCTTCATAGAACTTCGGAAAATCTGATCTTCCTAATAATGCTGATGCTTTTGTATCTCTGATGTTGAACAACTCCATCAACTGCTTACGGGTTAATAAGACTGGTAATTCACGAATTAGAGGTTTTGGTGTAAGTGCCTTCTCTATTTCCTCTCGAAACAACTGGCGAAATTCCTCTATTATCTCCGCCTTAAACTCCTCGCTATACATCCTCTCACCTCCTTCCAAGTTATTTGTAGGATTTTCCACCTACCTTGTCGAATAGTGACAAGGAAAGGCGGTGATTACATATGATACAAACATTCAAAATTCAAGGGAGTGGAACTGATCCATATTCAACAAACTTCTTGCACACAGATACCACTTTTTCTGCTCAATGCACCTGCCTTGCTGGTGTAAAACAACAACTTTGCAAACACATCATTTCAATTCTTGAAGGTGAGATTCCAAAAGGTTTAATTGATGGAGATACAAACCAAATATCAAGTATCGCCAAGGCATTTCAAGCCTCTGAAACTGGAGCAACCTACAAAGCCTATTTGCAACTCAATACTGAAATCGAATTATTAAAAAAAGATTTAGCTAACCGAAAAAAACAAGTTGCTCGTATGTTGTATAAATAATACTTCTTAGCCGTCTTTCCAGAGGCAGCTTCTATTTCAAATCATCTCCTCTACAGAATAAGTAACAATTAGTTACATTCAGATCCAAAAAAAATATCTTCAATTGTGGTTGAATAGTAAATAGCAATTTTTCTAGCTAACTCTAATGAAGGTGTTCTTGCTCCCACTTCAATGGCACTTAACATCTGTCTTGTTATTTCAAGACCTTGTGCAACTTCTGTTAATGTTTTATCTCCGCGAAGTTTAATTAATTTATCTCTCACGTTTCACCTCTCCTTAAAAGCAACATTTAGTTACCCTTCACCTCAAATATAAAGCAACTATATGTTACTGTCAATACTTTTAGCAACTTTTAGTTGCACACAGCAACTCATAGTTACGATATAATAAAAATTGTTTAATATTTACTAAACTAAGGGGGATTACAATGCTCTCAATTCGTTTAAAAGCCTTAAGAACACAGCAACGTAAGACCCAACAGGAAATGGCTGATTTACTTGGGATTACAAGACAAGGTTATGCAAAATATGAAAATAATTTAGGTGAACCTGATAACTCAACACTAGCTAAATTAGCTGATTATTTTGAAGTAAGTACTGATTACCTTCTTGGACGTACAGACAATCCAGCAAATACACAACAAGAAAAAGACGAAGCTGCTTTTCAAGCCTTCGCCAATGATCCAGAACTTAATGTATTTTACAGAGAGCTTCCTGAATCAGATGAGGAAGCTGTACGCAAACTTCGTAACATCTGGGAAATTATAAAAAACGATAAAAAATAAGGACATGCTATGTCGAGTATGTCCTTTAATAATATTTATTTATGTAAATATAAAACATTAATGGTTATCTTGTTCACAAAGATACAAACTATTTATTAAAGGTGAATTATTATGAACTATTCGTTATTTGAAATTAAAGGTAAACATTTTGAGACAAAACGTATACGTACACTTAAAATTGAAGCCATTACAGAAGAAGAAGCCGTTATTAAAGCAAAAGATAATGGGCTAGAAACAATTACGTCTATCGAAATTATTCCATTTGACCAACCTACGGAACGACAAATTGAATATGCTCATAGTTTAGGAATTCAAATACCTGTTAATGCATCTCAAAAAGATGTGTCTGCTCTAATAAGTCATGCTGTTGAGAAAGATGGAATACCCAATCAGGGTTTAGTTGATTATGCAACTAATAAAAAGATTCTTTTCTCTAAATACATTGGAAAAACTGCTCTATATAATAAAATTTTCTCTCAATTATCCAATATAGACAGAAATGCATTTTTTATATTTTCTATATATCGCTATATTTCTGATGATCGACATGCAAATTTAGATACACACCCAAATAAAGTTGATTTTTATGAATTTGCTAATTCTGTGAATAAAGATGAAAAATTTTTAAATTCATTAAAAAAATATAGTGGTGCAAGTTTAAAATATTTTGGAGAATTCACTGTTGAAGGTATTACACATACTGGGGGTTCAGTAAATACTATTGCATTTAAAACTGCACGTGAATTTTTGATTAACAAAAATCTGATTGATTCAACCGCACCATACAAAATGAAAACACTACGTTATGCATATTCTTATAATGAACAACTAGAGGCACCAATAGAAGAAATTAACACTGTGAGGAGAAAGCAATATACTAAAGATGAGCTTAAACAACTCGGTGCAATAGGCGGGTGTTTGGGGATTCTAATTATTATCTTTTACCAAGTATTTTTTAGTTAGAATATTTCCAATCTTATTTTTTTATCATTTCAATAGACATATTTACTCATGACAATATGTCTATAATCTATTTTAAGAAAAATATTTAAATGATAATTTTTTAAATCTAATTAATAAAGGATGATATTAACAATGGTAATGAAAGACACAACAGAAAATGTAAAAATAAATGCAACTGAGCAAAAAGCAAAAACTGTTTCTCAATCACAAAAAAATAAAAGCAAGTCAATGCAAAATTCAAATGTTAAACCAAAACCATATAGTGTATTTGTTGAAGCTTTTAAAATAGAAACTCCTATATTCAATACAGATACAAATACAGCAATAGCAAATTACTATAATAATGATATATTTAGTGAATTCCTCATGGAAATTATTAATAGTAATAACAATAAATACATGGATGGAATTAGATACTTACAACTAGTTTCATTACAACAGTCAAATGATGCAGATATTTTAGAAGGCAAGATTCATACAACAAGATATGGAACACAAGGTGAAATTATAGATACTACAACGGATCAAGTAGTAAATCAAATAGAACCTGCTCAAGGTGTAAAAAATGAAATTAATTTTGTAATTAATAGAACAAACGGTTTATTATTAATTCAAAGAGACCCATTTCGAGTTCTTAATAGACGCCTCTTTTTAGAATTTTTAGAAGCTCGTAAAAGTTTAGCAAAAAATAATATTCGACAGTTCAATAATAATAACAAACCTAATATGATATCTGATCAAAGTTTCTTTACAATAAGTACTATTTATGATGAAGGATTTTATGATCAAATAGCCCAAATGGCAAATATAAAATCTATTTCAATTAACACAATTGTTGAAAAAGAAGAGGTAAATGAAGCTATTTCAATGTTCACGAAAGAAAATGATGAAAATTTAGAACACGATTCTGAAGATAATGATAACTTTCCTACGAATATAACAGAAATGACCTATACTTTTAAAAATTCGATACGTAACACAGGTATTACTGGAGTTGAACGGTTTGTAAGGAATGCCTTAGATTTTGAGAAAATACAATCAATAGCCGCATATGGTTCTAATAAAGGTAAACCATTAAAGGCAGAATTTGAAATAAAGCCTAAATCATATCCAATAAAAACCACAAAGAATTCGAATGGTGTACTTGATCAATCTAAAATTATAAATGAAATGATAAATTTAATAAAAACTATTTAATAATGAAAAGGAGTTAAGGGGTGATGAAACATATTGTAAAAACAACTAGGAAAAAAAATAGTCAAAGTAAATTTATAACAAATAGTTTTAGTAACTATATTAAATTTTCTACACCAAAGGAACTTACTTTTGATTGCATTGTTCCTATAGTACTTTCTACACTTACTGTTATTCTTGTAGCTTTTATTATTCCAACCCCAAGAGGTTTTGCAGAAATAATCAAAGAATTGAATTCAATTATCATTACTATTATTGCTATCCTAGCAGGATTTAATACTGCTAGTTTAACCATTATTGCTTCTTCAGCAAAAAGCATAATGCCAAAAAAAAATAATCCATCTAAGAAGGATTCCAATATTCCTAGTGCTGACCCAAAAGGATTAAATAAATTAATTAATCTAATTAGGAATAATCCCTCAGGCAAAGAACTTGATGCAGTAATATCATTCTTTGCTTATGCAGTAATTTCTCAATTGTTAATTCTCGTAATTAGTTTATTAGTAAATATAGTATTATCTTCTTTTTTAAAGATTGAAAGTATCATGCCAGACATAAAACAGTGTTATAAACAATCGATGCTAGTAATATTTTCATCTATTTGGGTTTCACTTGTTCTTCATTCAATTTTTCTATCAATAAGGAATATTGATATAATCTCTCACTTTATTAAATTTTCATCCAAAGAAGACGACCCTACTTCTAAATAGTAGGGTTTTATTGTATACTGAAACAGAACAAATGTTCTTATTGGTAATAGGAGATGATTTAAATGCAATGTTCAACACATACTGAGGATTTTATTAAAAAGTTATACACACTAATAGGTATACTTAAACCGCAACAACTTCTATTTCATAAAATATCTATTCGACTTAGAATTCAGATATTTTATTGGAGAGATAAGAGTCAAGCCTTATTCTCGAAAACTCATGCTTACATATTTTTAAATGAACAATTAACATCACAGCAACAATGGCAGGATTTTTGCCACGAACTAGCACATGTACTTTTACATGCTGGAAATCAAGGGTGTATGTCTCCACTTTTTCGAGAATACCAAGAGTACAAGGCAAATAACTTTATGTATCATGCTTGTGTCCCCTCTTTTATGTTGGATGAAATCGAACCTAGTGACCTCACTGTCGAATATGTGCAACAACAGTTTAATGTAGAATATGATTTTGCCTTCAAACGATTAGAACAATACTTCATTAAGAAGAATTCATTCTGAATTGGAATAGGAAGACAAAAGACTCTATTTTATAGTTGGAATCAGAATGATATAGGCATTCAAAATAGAAGAAACGAAGGTGAATAATTTGGGCTTAGGTGAGTTATTAAAAAAACTACGTGGTGATGAAGGTTTACGTGATGCTGCAAAGCGTATGGACATTACATATTCTTACTTAGCTATGCTTGAAAGAGGAAAAAATCGTCGAACTGGTAATCCTATTAAACCAACACCTGAAACTTTGCAACAAATCGCTAACGCCTATAAATATGATTACTTAAAGTTAATTGAAGTGGCAGGTTTTTCGAATGATCCTTCTTACAATCCAGCATTAAAAGAACCTTTTGCTCACAACCCCATATTACAGGAATGGTATAAGTCTCTCCCTCACTGCAATGAGAAAGATATTGAGAAACTTAAAATAATTTGGGATGTAATTCAAGAAGGTGGTGACAGCTAA